AGAGAAATCAAAGCAGTTTTTTCCTATAACCTACATGTAGACATTTGGAAGCTCATTCCACGTTCTTGCCAAGTATGCAACAAGTGGGTTATTAATGACACACTCATTGCATTTTTCCTCAGGTGCTGATCCATGAGGGATGTACACGCCAGCCTTCTCCATCATTGCATGGCGGGCCATATGTAGTCTTCTGATGTTTGCCAAGAACCCCTCCATCTGGGGATTGTTATGGATTGCCATGAGGTATTCTAGGCAGAAAACTTTAATTAACCAGCTTTTCCAGGAAAGGGCTACAGGCCTTCCTTCAAGGTACACCTCTATCTTCTTGTCCATAGAAAAATCCTTTTCTCTAGCTTCTGCAGACTGGTTGAGAATCAATTTGCTATAAACACTACAGGGCTGTATGTACACTCTTCTGATTGTAGAAAACGTGAACAGCCTGTACTTTGCAATGGATGTCACTCGGATGAGGAGGTCTTCGTGGCCCATTGACTCTGTGCCTTTGTTGTAGAGGAATCTGACAAAGGAATGATTGGGATATTTCTCTGGATTATCCTGGTCAGTCAATTCTACTGTTACAATAGGAATTCTGTCCGTTTCTTGTTTTATGTGATGAGGGCCTATTATCACAAAGCCCCACAGTTGGGAAAACACAGTCCCATGCCATTCTTTCCTTGTTATGATAGGTACTGTGGTGACCCTTGCCCTGTCTGAATGCAGTTCATTGTAGGCTCTGGTTGCTGCTATTTGCATTTTTTCGACCAATGCACTCGCCCATAGTGAGTCAACTATGCCATTGAATTGATTGACGGCTTCTTCTGCATGAGCGTCCACCACAGTGTGTGTGTAATTAGGTTCAACAGACAACCATCTGATGTCTGTTGGCCGTTCTAGTTCTTCAAGTTCCTCTTTTATCCAGATGGGCTCTGATCTTTCTTCTACCGGGAAGTTTGCACGAGTCCAAAGGTCTGTGGAGCTCTTCAGGCTGATTTCTTCTTCCTGTCTCTTCCGCTTTTTTATTCCTATTCCGAATGATCTGATGTCTTCAGTTATTCTGCTACGTTTGGGCCTCCCTTCAGAGTAGGCTCTGAGTGAAGCCAGTACAGATTCACACGTTTGTTTGGGTGTGGCTTTTGATTCTCTGAGGCATACAAAATCAGAATAGTCTGCTAAGAACCTTGAGGTTATTGACTGATCAGTACCTTCTTCAAAAATTTTGTATCTTGATTCATGGCCTAAGAGCCACGCCCCCCATTTTGCAGGAGGACCTTCAGGAACTTTTAATCTAGGCAACGTTTTCATCTGAGACCATTTGTCTCCTCTGGTTTTTGGTGGCTTGTTGCTCTCTGGATTTGTGTCTGGGACTAGTCCAAGATCAGTGGCACTGGTGAGCATCCCAATGATGTCTTCTGGGACAGCAAAGGGGACTGGATCTGTGTCGTACAGCTCCTGCATCCGCTCCAGCAGGTTGCTCTCTAATGATTCATTGTATATAGTCACTAAGAAATTTGTAACATCCTGTCTTTGTACCTCATCTAGATATTCTCTGGTAATTGGACTCATTTGCCCACTTAGCGACACTCTGACGAAGATTTCGTTTTCGGCTGTTTGGTAGTCGGTAGGGGTTCCATTGTCTGGATACACTTTTACATACACCCCTTTCCTTTCTTTTAGATCCAAAAGGTCAGGGACGTTTGGTCTTGCAAATATAAGATTTTGTCTTTTCATTTCTTGGTCAGCTACCTCCGGTGGAGTCCACATGTTCACTATATATCTGGGGACTCCATTGTGTAGGTGCATGTCGCTGATGTGGCAACATACTGTGTACTTGATGCACTCTACTATTCTTGCTTCCAGGGGTCTAAGGTTGCTCATCCACTCTTTGGAGGTTTCTGATAGTGCCCATATCTCCGAACTGATTGACTTGGGCTTGTGTCGGTCCATTTTCTAGTGGTAACTGCTTGTTTTTGCT